TCGAGTCCGACCCTAGGCACCACATTACAATCCTCGTTCATTGAACGGGGATTTTTCTTTTATGCTTTTCTATTAGTAAAATCAATACTTTACAGGTTAAAATCATTACTTTTCTACTCTCTTAATCTTATCCGGTATTGCAAGTTTTTATGTATTTTTATATATTTTTATGCACCAATTACGCCAAAATTACGCCAAACGGTCTAATTTATGGCGGTTTATATTCTTAAAAAGGTGTGAAAAATGGCAACAGTTAGAAAGCGTGGCGAGAAATGGCGTGTTGAGATTTATCGAGACGGCATAAGAAAGTCTAAAACCTGCTCTACAAAGGCGGAGGCTGTCTTGTGGGGAGCGGAAGAAGAAAAGAAAATAGAACTGCAAGCCAAAGGATTGCAGCCTGAAACACTATTTTCCGATGTAATTAAGCGGTATCTAAATGAAATCACACCTACAAAGCGAGGCGAAAAGCACGAATTCAACCGATTAACTAAGTTTTTACGCCATCCTATAACTGATAAATATATTTCAGATGTAACAAGGCAGGATTTGGAGCTTTGGATAAATGAAAGATTAGAAACAGTGAAAGGTGAAAGTGTTCGCAGAGAGCTGTCCACTATCGGACATATATTCAAGGTTGCACTGGAGCGATGGGGATATATTCAATCCTCCCCAATGGTTGGATTACAACAACCAAAAGCAAGCAAACCAAGAACGCAAAGATTTACTCAAGAGGATATTGACGAGATAGTTAATATTAGTGGATATAACGAGAGTTTAAAAACAGCTAAAGCAAGAACTGGAGCTGCGCTATTATTTGCTATTGAAACAGCAATGCGAGCAGGTGAGATATGCGGATTGACTTGGGATAATGTAAACCTAGAAAGAAAGACAGCTTATTTACCAATGACTAAAAATGGCTCTTCTCGCACTGTTCCGCTTTCAAAAAATGCGGTGAGAATACTGGAAAGGCTAAGAGACGAAATAGAACAAGGCGAAACTTGCTTTCAAGTGAAATCAAATATACTTGATGCAACATTTAGAAAGTTAAAGAAAACGGCTAATAGAGATGATTTACACTTCCACGATACCAGACGAGAGGCTTTGACAAGATTAGCCAAGAAAGTAGATGTAATGACTTTGGCTAAAATATCGGGACATAAAGACATTAGAATACTTCAAAACGTCTATTACGCCCCGAATATGGAAGAAGTTGCTGAACTTCTAGATTAATTAAGCATCACTTGCGACGCTAGTTTTTTTAATTGTCGCGCGAACTGTCTCTTTTGGATTTTTAAAGTCAGTTAGCTTGATGATAAAATGCTCACTTTCGATTGTATCCACTAGAAATTGAGCAGTATCACGCATGATTGTTGTGTTGTATGAACCGTAGCTCTCCACAAAAACAAGAGAGTTTTGAAAACTCTCAGGCAAACCAACTTCCGCCATAACTCCGGCATTAACTTGTTCTTCTGTTGCAGCAGGAACAACAACTTTTAACACATCCAATCCACCACCAGTTGCGCCAATACCTTCAATTTTCGCTTTAATCTCAGCAATATCTTTGCCTACTAAATATGCGAATGTTTCGTTTTTACTTCCAAAATTAGCCATGCTTCCTCCTATTGACCTAATTTACCTTTTTCATACGCTGCTTTTAAATCTAGATTTTCTAAAGCTGTCATTTTTTCGATAACACCATCAAGACTAGATTTAAATTCTGTGATTTTTTGAATTAATTTTTCTGGCATTGTTTCGCCAGATTTAAGATTTCTTACTGCGTCAGCTAATTCTCGCAGAGTGTCCAAATCAGCCGCTACATCGCCGCCTAATAAGTCGGATTTAAGCTGCGTAATCTTTTGCTCAATTAATGCAATGATTGCCTTGTCTTGAGTACCAAGATATTCAGCAAAGCTATTAAGCAGCTCTGCTATTGTTTGTTGTGCCACTATAAGGCTCCTAGTTGATAGTGAGTTTTTAATTCTTCGAGAGTTGGGATTTTTTGAGCGCTGCCAATTTCTTTTATTAAATGCACCTTAACCTTGATGTTAGGCTTTGTCCGAACTTTAACTTTAATGTTTGGCTTTAATCGCTTGACTAGCTTAATAATCATTCTGACTCCGTCACATCGTGGATAAGTGTAATTACACCACCGGCAAGCGTTCTCACCAATCCTTGCGGACTAGTACGCTGCAAATCCCAGCTTGCTGCCTCCCACTTCGCACCAAGTGTTTTATCGTGTGATAATGTGACCGTAACTAGATTTTCGCTTACAGTAATCTCACCTGTTTCAGTTGATAGCTTGATAATCTCGCCTTTCTTTGGCTCAATCCACATATCAAATCGACTTCCAGTTAAATCACTTTTTTGCTCGTCATCTTCTAGTATTTCAAAAGTCCAACCATCATCATCACCACGCACTGTCTCTAGCTCAATGTTTTCCATTTTTGCTCCAATAAAAAACCGCACGATGATTGCTCAAAGTGCGGTTGATTTTAGTTAAGGTTGATTAGATTACGATTTGACCGTTTTCTTTCAGATAAGCATAAATCCGCTCTAAATCAATTTGCTCTGTTGTCTTGCCAATGTCCTCTTTGGTTAATGGCTTTTCCATTAGCTCTTTTGCTGCTACTGCATCAATCCATTTATAATCAGAGATAATTGGGGTGAAGTTAGTCACAGAACCATCACTATCTTCGCCAGTGCCTAATACATACTTGGCATTGATTGAGCCATCTTCTTGTTTTGAGTATGCAGCAATAGCCGAATACATTGGATTTAAGATTTTGTTGAATGTTGTCATATTTGCCTCTTATTGATAGATTGTTCTTGTATCAGATACTGCATAGGCTGTTACGCAGATTTTAGGATTACCGCCACCAAAATTAAAGATTTCTGGCGGGTATCCACCCCTAGATGTTTTCGAGTAATAGTAATCCTTTTTCTCGTTGGCATTAACGATAAAGCTAACGTCTGAATTAACGATAAAAACTATACGTTTAACTGGCGATGGATTAATGTGTAAGGTTGTAGAACAGAAGCTAACTTTGTCGTTTTCAGAACCAATATGACTAATATTAACATTAGCCACAAACACCTCACACAGATTGCCACCAATCAACTGATTAACCTCAAGCGCTCCTGTGAATTTACCAGTTACGCCCTCTAATCTCGCACCTCGTATCGTTCCACCCTCGATTACCGAGCCTCTAACAGAACCACCGTTTACGGTTGTACCGCTGATTGTTGTGCCCGTGATTGTGCCGCCTGATATGTTGTTACCATTGATATTATTACCGTTGATATTTGTACCAGTGATTGTCGTACCAGTGATTGTCGTACCTGTAATGCTACCACCAGAGATATTATTACCATTGATGTTATTACCACTGATACTTGTCCCTGTGATTGAACCGGCTGTAATTCGTCCGATGTCAGAACTAATAGCAGAAAGACTATTCACGTTTAACTTATCAGAGGTCAATGACCGTGTGGCAATATGGTCTGCCCCGATACTACCTACAGCAATATGTTTCGCCGCCACTGCACCAGTTGCAATCTTGTTTGAGGTAATGCTATCAGCCGCCATTTGTTGAGCGGTGATTGAGCCGGTGACAATCGAACCACCGTGAATTGCTGTTACACCTGCGTTTTGCCAAGGGCTAGGGTGAGTTGCGTATTGAGTGCACTCTTCAAGCATCGCTCTCATCACAAGTAAACGCTGCAATCCTTTACCACGACTTGCAATGATAACCCTTACAGAACCACCTTCAGGAGCAATGAATTTTGAATAATATCTAGGCATATTAACATATCCGTGATACCCATCGCCCCTCTTACCCTCGCTAGGAATTACTGAACTTGTGGCATTTAATCTACCTATATATTCACCGTTACTATTCATCGCATATATTTCAGTTTCAGGTCTGCCACCGTGTACAACAGAATATACTGAAAATATATAGTTTTTATTCGGAATTAGCTTTATATCTTGAGCAATGGATACAGCCCATGCGTCATCACCTGTCCCAGTATTAGTCCAGTTTACACAGCGGTCTGTATTTGGGTCTATTCCAGTAAAGAAATCACTACCAAAACCGCTGTTTTCATGATCAAGTCTGAAATTACCAACAGAGAAATCGCCGTTAGGTGTTTGAATATCTTTCCAGCCAAAGGGTTTCCCATTATTGTCAGGAAAAAATACAGGGTTGTAGAGTAGATTTCCGCCAAGTCCGATTGCGAGTTTATCAGCAGTAATCTGTCCTGCTGCCATGTGTTCAGCACGCACAGCTCCAGCTTGTAATGCGCCAGCTCCGATTGTGTTCGCACCAATTTGGTCTGCTTGTAAAGTGCCGACTAATTGGGTCGTCTTAATGCGGATACCACTTTCATCAATACCATTCTCAAGGTATTTAGTACCGTTCCAAGTATATAACTTACCGTCTGCAGTGTTATAAACTTGTTTATGACCTTGATATTCGCCAGTGTTTAAACCATTAACCGTTTTAATTAAGTCAAGGTTTCTAGCCGGTAAAGCAGTGTCGATTACTTCGTCCACGATGTTTTGAGAGAGTTTTTTATTTAAAACCTCTAACTCCGCATCAATATCAACCGAGCTTTCGCCACGTGTACCAGTCAACTGATTGAATGGACCAATATTTACGCCTCTGGTATGTCTTAGCCAATAGTATCTAACCTGATTAGCTCCGACTTCGTGCGTGTAAACCCTAGAATTTACTTTGGCCAGCAGTCCGGCGGTTTTAATATCGTCAGTTTCGCTAACGTAAATCTCTGTCGCTGTGGCGTCATTAATCCAATCCCACTCGATTGTGATATTACCTAGCCCACCAGTAACTCTTACGCCTGTCGGTGCTGGCGGTTTGTCAATAACGAATGTTTGGGTTCTCTCGCTTAATAACTCACCGCTCTCGCTCTTAACTTGAATGACAATGGTGTATTCACCATTTTCAAAATCATCAAAGCTAACATTTGGCGATGATTGACCTAAGCGAACATCATACAAGGCGCCGTCTTTGTAGATTTTAATGTCGTATTTAACTAATCCATTACCGCCCGTAATATCGGTAGAAAAGCTAACACTGCCGTCTTGATTAACATTAACGTTAATGTTGCTAATCTGCGGAACGCTTAGAATTGAAGTTGCTCTAGGTTCAAACTTCGCACCATTATCAACAATCGCCTCTTTCTGTGGTTCGTGCTGTAAGGCTGTAATGGTATATTTACCTTTTTCTTCCTCTTTAACAGATAACGCCTTAAATAACTGGCTTGTCACCTGTTGAGTGGATAGCGACCATACACCATAAGCCTCCAATCCTATTGGAGCTTGGTCTAAAGTAACTTCTGCACCTTTCGCAGAGATAATCTTAATGTCTTGATGTTTTGCGTTTTGGTTAATGTAACTAAAGTAACTATTACCATTGATAGATATTTCTCTATCAAGAGTGACTTTCTTGCCATCAACTGATAAAACTCGCCCACCAATATTAGTGCCTGCGTAATATGTGTCTGACACTCTAATGATGTCACCGGGGATATGCATTAATCCCTCTGCGCCAACAGTAAAGGTAACGGTCTTGGTTTCTAACTTTTCGGTTTGCAGTAACCATAAGCCAGTGCGGTGCGCTTGACCTCTAGAGGTGCAACCAAAGGCAGTTATTTTCTTAACGTTTAAGCCGTACTTGCGAATAGCATCATCATCAGAAACATACTCAATCATTCTTTCGTATGAGTTGTTTTTATCAACATATTCGACTTGAATTGCATTGTGGCGAGATTTCTTAGCCGAAAAAGTGTAATTAAACAACCCTTTGTCAACGTTTGCATTTGTGTATGTCCAGACTGGGTCATAAGGTCGATCCATTACAACTGTTAATTGCTGACCGTTCCAGACAGGCATTGCTCGAAAGATTGAGCAAATGTCATTAATCACATCATACGCAGAGCGTTGTTCTGTCAGCCACGCATTACAGGTAAATCTAGGCTCTTTACCGCCAAAACCATCTGGAACGAGCTGGTCACAATATTGAGCAACTTGATACAATGTCCATTTATCAGCTCCGAACTCGCCTAATCTATTACCTAATCCGTAACGTTTATTTGTTACAATGTCAAACAACACCCAAGCAGGGTTATCCGTCCAGTCTATCTTAAACGTGCCATCCCAAACCCCAGAATATTGTCTTGTTCTAGGATTGTAATTACTAGGAATTTTTACTTTAATTCCTAGAATATCGTAAGTTCGTGTCGGGAGGTTGCTAAAGTACTCCGAGTCAAATTTCACGCCAACCAAAGCGGTGTTTGGATACGTAAAGACTGTATCAATAACCTCTGTATAGCTCGACCATAATGTATTATTTTGGAGCCTTTGAGAGTTACTATCTTCGGTCAACCGCTCAACCTTAATGGTAAATGGAACAGGCGGTAAATCCCCAAATGTGTGCTGTTGGAGGTATTGGGAGCTATATTTACCAACAATGGTTACAGGGTAAGACTTTCCTCCAATGGTAATAACTAGGTTAACTTGTGAGCCGTTAATATCCCCGTTATCTTCCATTTTCGATAGAGCTTGAACGCCAATAGTAAATCTTAATCTAGAGACTTTGCCGTCTGTAATAGTCCTTGTTATAGGTAGATTTCTTCGCACCTGTGCCGATACAGATACTTCTTTTTCAGATGCGCTAAATCCACTAAGCACATCTTGGACTTGTCCGCCAATTCGACCTTGCAATGACACATTCTTGAAGTTGAACGAGCCATTTTTATTTTGAACTGGCGTATTATCTAGGTAAACAGACTTCATGCCGTCCGCTAAACCAGCCACCTCGCCCTCAGAGATAACTTCAACGATTTTGATTAACTGTTTGCTCCGGCTTGTTTCCTTTGCCTCTACTGGCGTATGTACGCTACCTGCGCCACTTCCAGTGTTAGCCTCAGTATTAACAGCAGGGCTAGGACTGCCGCCACCTCTTCTGCTACCTTTACCCATTTCCAGTCTCCCACGTTGTAATCCAAGGATAGAGTTTTCCAGTTTTCTTATCTCGGTATCTGTTTAAATCACCGATTCCAGTATTGCTGTTGCCAATGTTGACAGTGTTGCTAGCGGTTAGTTTATTGGCCTCTTCCGCTGCAGATACAGTTGGCTCTCTCTCTACATCCATAGTTTCAACACCTTGAGAGATTACAAGCGTGCCAGTTCTAATTAACCCGTAAGCGAGAGGCATAGATTTTCCCTGTGCCACCATGTTTGAGAGATTTGAAAAGCTTGTTGATTGCTTTTTCTCTTTCTCCTCTTGTTTACTTTTTATGCTTTCAGGCTTAACTGCTCCAGTCTGAGTTACGCCCCTCATTGTTGGCATTTTTGTAAGCATTTGAGCGGCACCGCCAGCCATTAAACCAATACCAGCAACCACCAATGCTGAGCCGCCAGCCCAAGATGTAACCGCTCCAACTACAACCATCACAGCGCCGACTATCGTCTGAAATAAACCTGCTTTCTTTGAGCCTTTTAAGACTGGTGTAAAATGCACTGTTGTATCGTCTTTTAAGTGTTGATTTAAACCTTGCTCAAGATAGCGATTATCTAGATACTCTCGCCCAACCCTTACAGTAAATAATCCTAGCTGAATAAACTGTCTTAGCTTTGGGATCTGACTGGTTAGAGCGTGTACTACTTCGGCAGGCGTCTTGCAGTCTAAATTAAATTCAGATCCAAACTGTTTAAGGCTGCCGTAAAATCTAACGTTGACCATTCTTTATGTCTCCAAATACTGTGCGTGTGTTTGAGCCAATAACCATCGTACAAATCTCGCTTAGATAACCGTTTTGGCGCGTGATGAAGAACCATCTGCTCGCCTACATAAATCGCAGCGTGATTTGGCACATCAGAACCTATGCTAATTAAAATCACATCACCAATTTGAGGTTCACTTACTTGCCCAAATCCGTGCTTTTCCATATTGTCTAAGTAGAGATTAAAGCCATCTTCCCACCAGTATTCTTGCCGTTCGAAATTAGGAAATTCACGACCAGATAACCGGTAAAAATCTCTGAATAGCGTGTAACAGTCCATTTCACCGTGCTTGAATTCACGACCGATTAAAAATAGGATTTTCGGGAAGATATGAATTTGCTCATCGCATACCAACCAGAAATCTAATTGGCTGTAGAGTTGAGTTTGTAAGTCTGATTGAGATAGCTTGGGTTCGCCCTGTGGATGAGAGTGAACCAGTGCCACAATCTCGCCTTTATCTGATGAGTTGATGTAATCTTCTGCCGAGATTTCAAAGTGGTTCTCTTTATCCTCTGCTACGTTTTCACAAGGTATAAAGACTTTTTCATTACCTACTAAAACAACAAAACCACAGCTTTCCTGTGGTTCGTTTGATTTTGAGTAACGGATTATTTCATTGTGTAATTTACCGTCCATCATCTACCCCAACTTATCAACGCTGACAAATCCACCATAGTTGCGTGTGTTGTTTCTTAGCTTGCAGCCAGTCAATAAACCGCTGCACTTATCCTTTTGAGGGTCTGTGGTTGGTTGGTCTTTTTCATCTGCCACTGCTCGACCTGTATAACCGCACTCAACACTTCGGTACAACCAACTACAGGTCGTTGTAATCATTCTTGCGCCAATTAATGCGCTATCCGTTTCTGACGGTAAGGCTAGAGTAAATTGAGCGACGCTTCGATTGAGTGAGGATAATTGCTCAATTACGAAATAACTTAATACTTCCTGTGATGGGTCGGCCTGCTTATTGCCATCCTCGAAATTGACTGCATCTAGATAGTGCATATAGACTAATCTTCGTCTAACGATGCCACCCAAACACTGATCGAACCGGTTACATAGTGCGGTAACAAATCCGTCAACATTACCAATCGTTAATGTTGGTCGATTACTTGGACCGTTGCCTGATAACTCAAAGCCATCTGCTTTAACGCCGAAAGGCTGATAGGTTTTACCTTGCCATACAATGGGTTGTGATTTTTCATTAGTTCCAGCATAAAATCGATAAAGCTCGCCACTTATACCGTTATCATCTCTCAAACTTCTTAAATCCACTTCAAACAGCTCAATGAGTGCATTTTGCTCTAACTTGGCGAGGTCTAGTTTGAATTGATTGCTAATTGCTTGCGGCATTATTTGCTCCAATAAAAAACCGCACCTAAAAAGATGCGGTTTTGCGTTTAGTCGTTTCACATGGCAATATTTGCGGCTTTTAACAGAAATATCGGACTTGTCTGAATCCATTCAAAGAAGTAATCTTTTACATCCCACTCATAAACATAGTGAAGAAATGTCATTGATGGAAACATCTCATCATCTTCACGCATGACAACAAGCGCATGACAAAGCTGATTTACCGCCAACTCGAAATCGTTTTCAGGTACAAAAATATCCTCTAGGAAGTTGAAATTTTTCCTAACTTTGTCGGTTATATCAACCTTTACAGCATCAACATACTCTAAACCATATAACGAGCAAAACTTCTTGCCCCTCTCTTTGATAATTTCTTGTCCTATCTCTTTTATGTCTGTCATTTTTGCCCCACTACTTGATGATAGCTGCATTATAACGTATCTATGGCACCTCAACAAAACTACAAGTAAACTCCGTGAAGTTTAAGCTCATCTTCGCAGGCCATTTACTACAAATAACCTTGATATTTTTTCCTGTGAATGGGTCTTTAAAAAGAAAAGGATGAATTCCTTTGTGTCTTTTAAAGAATTCATCCACTTCTAGACGGTCTTTGTTTTTAACCTTAACCTCAACGGAGTAAGAACGGAGTAAACTATTAATCCCCTGTAATTGGCGTTGAGTGTACCCATCGCCAAATTCAATCGAGTTTACTTTCGGTTCGCTATCAATCTGAAATTCTGGTCTAACGCACCATTTAAATGTTTCCATACTTACCTCTAAGCAAACACGCCACCAGAACGCATATTATTTGAAATAATACCGTTAGTTTCAGTTCGTGCTATCTGACGGATTAACTCTACTGTGATTTCAGTTTCGCCATTTCGTTGTCTTTGCTCTACGCTTGCATTAACTGGCTCGCCATTATTAATTACCTTAACGGAAATACTGCCACCAGCCATTGGTCTGTAACCGGTTGATGGAATAGAGCCAACTGCGCCACCTGTGGCATATCCTCTACCGTAATTAAGGTGATTTAAAAAGCCAATCCCTAACCGTGATGTTGCTTCTTTGGTGATAACGTATTCGCCACGATGAACAACACCTGCCGGCTGATATTTACCGCCGTTACCGGTATAACCACCACTGGCGAAGCCAACATAACCGCCATCAGCAAATCCAAACGCTCCTGATGCGGCTTTGATTGCGTTGAAAATCATCATCTTAACGGTCATCTCAGCAATGTCTCTCAAAATAGATTGAGCAAGAGAGCGGAAATCAGCTTTACCCGTCATCACAAAATCAGTTAAAGCGTCAGCCATACCGTTAAAGGCATTTTGAGTAACCTGTGACATATTCGCAGCCATATAACCAAAGCTATCTTGGATTTGATTTATTCCATCTTTAATACCTGCGATTGGATTCGATTTGCGTTGATTTTCGGTTTCTTTGATGACCGCCATACGCTCTTTTAGTTTTACGATTTCTTCATCAAGCTTGGCAATATTCTCTTGCGACATTCCAATCTTCAATCGAGACGCTTCAACATCTAATTGATGATTGTATCGGATTAGTTCTTGCTCTTTTCTTGTTTTGCCAAGTAATTGAAGCTCGAACTGCATTTCTCTCAATTTTTCACCGTTGTCATAGGTAAATTGAGCAATCGCAACACTTTGTTGTGCTGCATCAATTTGAGCGGCCATATCTTTTAATCTAGCTAAACCATCTGCACCAAAATGAGCGTATTTCTCGCCATTCGCTGCGATGTCTTGAGTGATTTTGTTTAGCTCTTGATACTGGCTAACCTGACCGAATACAGAAATATCTTGCGCATTTGCTCGAATTTCTGAAAGTCTGCGCTCCATCTCGCTAAGTTGATCAGTGTACTGCTTCACGTAATCAACTTTAGAGCCACCAGAAGATTTACTGCCTTTTGATTTTCTTGACGAACCGCCTTTACTGCCTTTGCCAATGTTTTGTGACTCGAGCAATTTTTCGTAGTTTGCAGCAACCTCTTTATGGTCGGCAGAGCCAGCTTCAAAGCCTTGACTTGACGCATAATCCTCCCCTTGTAACTTACGTTTCTTGGCTGGGTCGGTTTCTTTGTTGATTGCAATTTGGCGATTGTTTCGCTCAATTAACTTGGTCGCTTTATCACTTAAAGCATTTTGAACGCTAAATCCTAGAGCATTGAACTGGCTTGCAACCAAGACAGCCATTGCGCCCATTCGCTCAACTGCACTTGTAACAGATGCAGCGCCACTTTCAGCACTCGGGAAAATTCGATTTAAGTCATCGAGAGAAAAGCCGATTGAATCAATGCTGACTTTGGAAGTGTCTAGCGTTGGTAATAGGCTTCTTAATTTATCGTGAAATTCAGCAACAGGAACTTGACCGATGATTGTTTTCAAGTCATCTTCTGACTTGGTTAGTTTTTCGTTAGCTTTCGCCAATTCAGCCTTTTTAATTGCTAAATCTTGCGTTGCTTTTGCTAACGCCTGTAAATATGATGCATCTTCCGCTTTTCCGCTCTGCTGTGCGATTTGTTTGCCTTGTTCAACGATTCTGTTGAGTTTCTCATACTCTTCCGCTAATCGCTTAATTTCGTCCTTTTGAGCGGTAATAGATTGCTCTAATTTAGCTTTCATTCCGTCAAGGACTGCGGCAGAAGTGTTTGCTAATTTGCCAGCAGTTACATCTAACGAATCAGCAAAGGATAACAGCTCTTGTCTAGCTGCCTCTGTTTTCTGTTGGTAGTCTAGGAATACGCCAACACCAGCCGATAAGCCGAGAGTTAATAAACCAAGTGGTCCACCAACAAAACCTAATGCGCCGCCTAAGCCTTTACCTGTTGCGGTTAATGCTTGTTGTGCAGCAGTGAGATTTCTCGTTGCAGCAGCTTGGGCTGACATAGCGGCAGAGGCTTGAATACTTGCTGCAATCCAAGTGCGGATTTTACCAACACTCCAAATCACACCTGCACCTGCTGCAAGGCTCGCCACAATGGTTAAGTGATTGGCGATTTCATTGATAGCCTTAGCAAATGCCTCGCTAGCTCCAGTGGATTTATCTAATTCGCCAATCCATTTAATGGTTGAGGTGTTTAGATTTTCAAAGGCTGCGGAAATAGTAAGGATTCGAGTGTTAAACTGGTCGTCAACGGATTCTTTGGCTCGTTCTAACGCTGGAACAAGAACGTCCATTGTTAGTTTACCCTCTTTCGCCATATTGCGAAGTTCGCCAGTTGTAACACCTAAACCAGTCGCAATCGCTTTCGCTAATGCGGGGGTTTGCTCCATTACAGAGTTAAATTCATCACCACGAAGAATTCCACTCCCTAATGCTTGCCCGAACTGTGTCAATGCCGCATCTGCTGCACCTGCACTTGCACCAGATACCGCAACGGCTTTAGATACCGTTTCAGTTAAACTAGCAATCTGTGCCTGACTAATCTTCAACGTTTCGGCATTTTGAGCAAATCGCTGATAAACTCCCGAAGTCGCATTAATGCTTTGGTTAGTTTTTAAGGCAATATCAAAAACGTTATTTAAGCCTTTCGAGCTACTGATTGATGCACTCTCGACCAATCGAAGTTTATTTTGAATTTCTGTGTATCCATCGGCAAAACCTTTTAATTGATTTACACCAAAGCCAGCTATACCAGCTTTGAAAAGGTTCGCAGATACACGATTGAGCGAATTCATCGACCGCTCAATATTGCTTAATTGTTTTGTTGTGGTGTCAGTAAAGCGTTTAACTCTGCCTTGTGCGTTATTGATACCACTTTGGAATTTAACCTGATCTAACTCAAGTTGAATATTTAAGTGTCCTAATGAGCCTGCCATTTTTACTCCGTTATCTATTTGCTAAGTAATCGGCTGAACCGTCATCAAACTCTTCTTCTTTCTTCTCCTTGTAAAAAGGCATAAAGTCTGAAAGCTCTGGCGGTTTGCCTTTCGGATCACAATTAACCATTGCCAAAACGTGCGAGATTTGAGCCGAGCGATAGTCATCACGCCATAAGCCAAACGGTTGTTCTTCGTAAAACAGTCGATACTCTTGTAAATGGCTTTCTGGCATCTGCTCAATTTCTTCTAGCGTCTTTCCGAGAGAAAGCGACAGGTTTATTTGGAACTTTCTCCGGCTGGTGAGTTTTTTGGTTCACCGTCCATAATGGCTTGATTAAGCTGTTCAATAACCGCTTTATCTAACTGAGCTAACTGCTCTAAATCGCTTTCATCTTCGGCATTGAATAGGTTTACACCGTTTTCATCACATAAACGCATTGCGATTGTGCGAGTTAATTTGTGCTTGTCGTAAACTTTGGCTAATTGCTCAGTTAGGGTATCTTCATCGCTAAAATCAAGTGTAATGCCTTGACTTTCAGCAATGCGAACTAATTCTTGTTGTTGTCCGTATAAGGCTTTGTTCATTTCGCCAACGGTAAACTCACGGATGTAATAGGTATCACCTAAAATCTCCACTGGTTTAACTGCTGGTTTGCGTGATAAAAGTTTATCTCTTAAATTCATTCGTTCCGCCTCAAAAAAAGAAAACCGAGAGGATTAACTCTCGGTCTTGTCATTTACGCTGTTGTAGGTAAAAAATAATCACGTTTCGCTTTTTTGATGGTTACGCCGGATTCAAATTTACCTTTCACTTCACCACTGAAGTTAGGTGAGGTTTGAATAAAGCCTGTGCCATATAAAGCACCTTGATTATTTTTCAGAACCATTAACCAAGGGAACGTTTCTTTGTCGTAGAATTTTTTACGCAAATCCTTTTGCATGTCTGTTGCTGGCGCGTAATAGAAAGAGAGCTTAATTGAACCGTATTCAATTTCGCCTGCTTCTGTTTCTGTACCCTCTGAACACATTGTGGTGATGTCTGTTTCACCTAATGTATCACCGTCACCATCAATCTGTTTAATCGCACAGAAATTGCTTGATAATTGGATTTTTGAAACTTTAGCTTTAGTAAAGTCTGTCGGTTTATCGAAACCTTTCCAATCCACTTCATCAGCCAAAGTAACAGTGTCAGTAGAAACAGATTTAACAGGATAGCAGCCATCTAAAGCACCTAAGCCTGTAATTCGGATAAAATCACCAGCTTTTAATCCATTGCTTGCTGCGGTAATTGTGGCGTTTGGCGTAACAGTACAGTTTGAAATAGCTTTTTCCGTATCGTAGCCAACGCCTAAGTAGAACTTAGTCCCTTGAAAAGGGGTTGTTTGTGTTGCCATTGTTATTCTCCATAAGCAATTTGGTAATTGATTGTTCTGCGGTGCAGTTTTGTATCAGGCTCATAGTCTGATAAGTCATTGCTACGCTCCGCATAGTCAAATTTTTGCTCTAACGCACTAAAAATAGGTTTTCTTAACGCCATCACGTCATCGGGATTTGGGCTATAAATGTCAATTTGCACCATAAAATCATCTAAATCGCCATCTACTAAAGCAGAATTTGGCGAAATATTGATGAATTGATAGACGATGACGGGGAATTTCTTGTTAGTGTCAGGAATGAACCCGTAAAAACACCGATTTTCAACAAGTGGCGATAAAGCCTTAAAAATATCTTGCTGTATCATTTCCCTGCCTCGCTCTCAATTCCATCTTTTAACGTTTTGATGATTTCTGTCGCAGCTTTTTCTTTTGACTGCTCAAACGCTGGTCTTAGGAATGGCTTAGCTGGCATTTTTGAAGTGCCAAACTCAACAAAACGCCAGTAAAACGGATCTTTTGGGTTATAAGCTCCGCTACTTGCATTTTTCGCCTTAAAAGCCCCTCGTTGCTTGGCCGTAAGACCTTTAACTCTAATCACAGTGCCGATTTTGCCGTTTTTTAAGACTTTCGTGCTGCTCTTAATCGCTTTTTTGAGCGTGCCAGCTCGTCTATGTGGCGTACTTTGGGAAAGAACAGGTGCATTTTGTCTTGCTTGCTCTCGCACAATCTTTCCGCCCTCTCTCATCGCTTTAACTGCAATCTTGTTAGAGACCTTACGACCAAGCTCACTCAAAGCCTTATGTATTTGAGATAAACCATCAACCTTGACATTACCCATCAACTGCCTCTTTACACATTAGTTGTAGAGATACGTTGCGTTCTTGGGTGTTAAGCACGGCAACAATTTCCAAGAAACGTTTACCGAACTTAACTCTCATTGACGGTTTAATACCGTCTAGATGACGTAGCCATATCTGCGTAGTGATTTCTGACTGTACTTGTTGAGCTGAAAAGTATTCTCGCCCAGATAAAGGCTTTACTTCTGCCCAAACAGTTGCAATAGATTTCCACTTCGTTATGGTTGCTCCATAGTCATTAATCTCATTGACTTGTCGCATTAATGTAATTCGATGTCGTAATCTTCCGATTTCCATCTATACCCCCATAATTCGATATGGCTGAATTAGTCGCCAAGTACCCTCTTCAATCTCTTTTGAAACTACGCCAAGCACTACACTCTCACGGTGTTCGTACCAGTGAGCAATCGTCATTAGCATTGCTTGCTTGATTGCGGAATTGACGACCAAGCCATTTGCAACATCATCAGGCACTTCGTCAGTAAATAACTTGCGATCTAACTGATTTTCGATATGTTGCTGTGCTGCACTCTCATACAATTCGAGCAATTCGTCCTCATCATCGCTATCAATGCGGCAATGCTGTTTGATTAAGTCTAGTGTGATTAACATATAAGCCCCAAAAGAAAGCCCCAGTTAAGGGGCTAGAATTGATTATTTAGCGAGTAATTTGCCTTTAACAAAGGCTTCTGGACGGTAGATAGCTAACGCCAAACGCTCTTCACAAAGGATTGTGACCAAGTTTTTAACAAAGTCATCTTCGTTCTCGGTTGATACGGCGATACCTGATTGTTGGCGGTCAAAAATTTGAGCACCCAAATCAAATGAGCCAGTTAAGAAGTCGCCAGCGGTAATTGCTTTGGTTTGAACAACGGGTACTCCCCATAAAGTAGGTTGAGCTAGGTTTTGAGGGTTGCCGATAATATGACGACCGGTCGTGTCTTTTTCTAATTCGATTTTTGCCCAATCAATAGGGTTTAAAACAAACCCATTAGACGGATATTCGGCAATGACAACCTGTAGCAACGCCAAGCGTAATTGGTCGATGATTGTGTAGTTTTTCATTGATGCTGGGTCTGCGAACGCTTGCGCTACATTCATAATGCCTTGAATTCCGCCACCAGTACCGTCGCCATTTAATAATTGCTGTTCTTCTTTTAATTTGAGGCCGTAAGTTAAGCGACCATTGATATAACTTTGCAGCATTGACGCATCATCTAAGACTTGACGAGATGCCTTAACGTAGTGAGCGACTGTCTTAACACTGGTGGTCATCTCTTCAAATTGAAGAGTAGATTGCGCCTTTTTGGCCCCCTCAGATGCTTGCGGTCCAGCATTGTTTGTGAAACCTTTTTCGCGAACATAAGAAACCGCATTGCTGTCAGTGGTGCCAGGCATTAACAAGTCACGCACGGTCAATAGACGTTGTGGCGGTGTTACAATGCCGGGCACTCGATGTTCAACGATCAAAGCTCCAGCGGAACCCGCAGCATCTGTTGTCAAACTGGTAATGGTTGACTTTAAGCTTAATTTCGCAGATTTACCAGAGCGTGGGTCTGTGGCAAATGATTTAAAACTTTCTGTTTCCATTAATTGTTGAGCGATTGATTTCTCTTGCTCTACACCATGGCCACGGCGAGTTGCTTTTTGTTCCAACTCATCTAAGCGGCTTTTTGCGCTGTTCATAGCAGTTAAGGCCTCATCTACACGACCTTTCAAGTCGTCTAAGCCTTTCTCGTTGTTCGCCATTTTGCCTTGTAATTCTTCACTAAGACCTTTTACCTGTTCAGTTGCTTTCTTAAACTCGGTGGCGAGTAATTCAATATTTTCTTGTGACATATATTAGTCTCCATTGATAGATTTCAAAATGTTTAACGCATTGCCAATTTGGCTTTCAGGCTCACCCTGAATAAGTTTTCTCAAGCCATAACTGGCAATGGTTGTGGCTTGTTGTTTGGAAAACCCTAAATCTCTCAAGGCTTTCTCAAATTCTGGTAATGTTGGTAAACTGCCTTTAGCTAAAGCAGATTTAACCACCTCTACACGGCTTTCTTCGTTTGCTGGGAATGTAACGATTGAGATTTCTTTCAAATCAATCTCTAAAAGCTCTAAAACATCGTCTTTTTCGTTATACATCCACTTATTGAGCTTGTACCCAATAGATAGCCCGTCAATCGCTCCAGCCATCATTAATGCGTGGATTTCTTTCGCTCGTGCCACATCATTAATTAATAATCGACCCTCTCCATATAAACCACGCTCATCTTCTTTAAGCATAGTCCATACGCCAATCGGTTGATTGCGGTCGTGATTCCATAACACAGGCGGCATTTTGCTTTGAGCGTTCCAGCCTTTGATGCTTTCGATGAAAGCACCTTTTTTCACTACTTCGTAATAGCTATCTGCAACATCGAATACGTTGCAATAGCCAGAAAAAAAGCCGTCCTCTCGAACAGCTTCTGCTTTGAATAATAAATCTTTAGTCTTTGTCTTTGTCATCTGCTCCCACCTTGTCGATAGAGGTTAGATTTAGCTGCACTGTTAATTGGTCTGCACCATCAATAGCTGGTAGATTTTCCAATGCTCGCACTTCATTTCTTGTCATTACGCCATTTTGTAGCAAAGCGGTATAGAAACTTGCTCGCCCTGCGCTGTCTGCTCTTAATAAGCCTTCAACGCTGAAAATAGGGTAATATTTCTCACGCTCTTCTGGCGTTAATAGCTTTCTAGCTATCGTCTGCTCAATGCGTTTTAGCGTTGGTCCAAGTGAATAAGTGAGGAAATTTTGGTTAATTTGTTCCGCACTAGATGCCCAAGAAGAAGATTTGTCCGTGCTATGGATTAATTGAGGCGGAACGCCAAACGCTCGGCAGATTTCTTCAATCCCGAAATATCGACTTTCAAGTAGTTGAGCATCTTGCGGATTAATCCAAGCTCCCGACATATTGGCAGGCTCCATTCCAGCCTCAAGAACCATCCATTTTCCTGCGTTTTCAGGTTGTCCATATTCATTCAAAGCCTTGCGAACCAAATCACGTTGCTCAGCATTTAACACTCGGTCGCCAGTTTTTAAGAATCCACCGGCTTTCAAGTTGTTTTTAAATGCTTTCCCTGCGGCATTGTTAGCAGCAATCTGTAAGCCCATCACTTGAGCTAGATAGCTGATAGGAGATAATCCGACCAATCCATCGAGCGAAAAACCAGTGAAATGCAATATTTCAGATTCGCCATATTCACCCTCGTCCACGTTGTTTTTGGTGTAAATATAAACAATCTCACCACTATCCTTGCGCTTAACCGTCATATATTGAGGGTCAAGAATATCAAGCGATACAATTCGACCATTTAATCGGTTAATACGGCTGTATGCGTTGCCCCATAAATCAATATTAGCAACGATAGCTTCCCAAAACTCACTAGCACACATATCTGCATTTGGTGCATCGTGAATGAGTTTGTATAATGGATGACTTCTTGCTATTTTTCGGTCGAAATCTTTAAGGTGTAATGGTAATGATGCCGCCGTTTGACTTCTTAATCTCACGCAAGCCCATACCGCACTTAATTTAAGAGCCTTTTCAGCAGTAATATTTTCACCAGCGCCGCTTGATTGACTAACAAACGGATCTACTGACGAACCTTTATCTAATCGTTTTCCGCCGCTGAATAATCGGTCATAAAACCGACCCCACCAGCCTTTATCATTTTCACCGTTCATCCGATAATAATATCCTGTAAAAAGTCGTCTATATCTTGAGGCGTTTCGCTCATTTCGGAAATACCCCTAGCCATTGCCAAAGCAACCATTCCATCAATACGCCCCGTTGCTTTATGCTTTTCAAATTTTCGATTGCCTGCTGGGTCTTTTGTGATGACCGCATTTGCCGCACACATCGTCAAAACAGGGTTCATTCCGTGCTTTAAGTTTCCATTCAGTAAATCACTCTCTAGAGTGTCGATTGCTGGCGACATATCTTTAAAACCTTGACCAAAAGGCACTAAAGGAAGATTAATCCCTTGAGCCTCCATTTCTTTTTTGAATATATCTATTCGCCAACGGTCAAAAGCGATTGCAGCAATATCAAAATCGGCAAGTATTTCCGCTATATCTCGCACAACATAAGCGTAATCAACTGTCGCACCCGGCGTCGTTCGAATAAATCCTTGCTTTGCCCATACATCGTATGGCGAACGGTCTCGTTTTGACCTATCTTCCAGCCCTACTTCAGGTGTCCAGAAGTAGGGATAAACATTTACTTTTCCATCATGGTCTTTGGTAGTCAAAACTAAAGAGGT